CGCCACATAAAAAGGAGGTTTATAGTTATGGGTTTGATCCGTATCTTCTCCTAGTTATCCTTTAAGCAGATAGTTCCAGGTCTTTTGTCCGCATATATCATCAATGTTTTGAATGATACCCTTCTTCTGCATTTCAACTTGAACATTATGAACGGCATATCTTACGTTTTTACCAAAATCGCAGTCAACAGTAAGAGGCTTGCCGTTTTCGCCCTTGAAATTCTTTCCATTGAGTATAATTTGAAGTGTACCTACTTCATAACACTTTGAACCTAACTGTAATACAGGCATTTCTACTGTCACGGTCTTAATCTCCTTATCTTCTCTGTATCTTAAAACGTAATCCCAACCTTTTGAAAATTCATAGAATTTACCGACTGCTATTTCCCAACCTGTTTGGTCGCCGTCTTTTCCGTTATAGATACCGCCCTTTTCGTTACAAGACGCTTGTACTATCTGACCATTACCGATAAATATACAAGTATGCTTCTTCTCGTTAAGAAGTACATCTCCTTTTAAAAGTAACATACCTTTTGTGTACTTAATATCTTGAAAGCCACATTTCTTAAAAGCACTACGCATATTTTCTGTATATGACGCACCTGCTTCTTTTACTTTCAGTCCTGCTTCTTCGTATGCTTGGATAACAAGGCTAGAGCAGTCATAATCAACGCCCCAACGTCCTATTTGGTCGTAACCATGAGAATTATCATTAGCAATACCTACTGCCCAATTAACTGCTTTATCAATGATAGTCATGCTTTAGCCTCTCTTTCTTCTCTGCTCTTAACGTATTCACGAACTTCATCTATACGATTAAAAGCGGTCTTGAGGTCACGCTTGATAACTGCTATTTCTTCCCCATGCTCCGCAAGTGTCTTATTCATAGCCTTTATATCTGCTCTTGTTTCGTTTGTAGTAGCACATACTTGGTCTAATTTCATATTAGCCTTAAATATGCCCGACCGCATTTCAGATAACTCTTTCTCATCTTCTTTAATATCAGTCTTACCATTACGCACTTGAGCGAGAATAAAGGTGGTAACACCCACTATCATAGCGATAGCAGAAATACCCGTCTTTATGAGTTCGTTAATGTCTATCTCGTTACTAAGTACCATTTCAGTCCTCTACTTCGGGCAAGCCTGCAAGAGATGTAGCAAGAGAGAGAATAGACGCTAGGGCGGATGCAGAGAGTACATACACCCAATTAACATCTTGAAGCACAACAGAACAACCCACGCCTGCAACAAAGGCTTGAAAAAAAGTCTTAATTGCTCTAACGCCTGCTTTTTCCCACCATTCTTTACTTTTAAGATATTTCATAGTCTTAATCCTCCCTTCACTTAAAGTATAACACGAAGTTATATTTCCTTATACAACACACTCGCAATAAACGCAATTACAGGAACGGCTATCTCGCCTATGGTACGGATAATGTCGTAGGTTTTATTAGTCATTGTGAGTCTCCTTATTTTAACTCGTCAGCGTCAAGTAAAGCCTTAACTGCCTCATACCACCTTGCAGGTACTTCTTCAAGCGTCATTTCTCCTGCCTTTATGCGTCTGTAATATATTTTCGCCATATTACTCACCTCCTACGATAATTCCTGCAAGCTCTGTAAGTGCGGAAAACACATCGTCAAGAGCCACATCATGCCCCTGAACAGACTGGAATATCTCCCAGTCCTCTTTGGCTATTTTCTTTTCCAAGAAGTGCCAATGCGGCTCGATGCGCTCTCCGTCTCCTTCGATGAACTCGAAGTCTTTACGAACTCTTACCCACCTTCTGTCTGTGAACACCACAGAATCGGGTTGATGTTCTCTGTCCGATGTGTCGTATGCGTCATACCAACTTAACATGATGCTTTACCTCCATTTGGTTATGTATTCTTTGCCAATGTGTTGTTGCAATTACCGTCGTAAATCGTGAGAATTTTCGTGCTACGTAAACCCATATATCAAAGTTCCTTTACTATTACCTATAAGAAACGGAAGCCCCGACGTCCCCGTACGCAGAAGACGCAGTGTTGCTCAGAAAAAGATAGAACGCACCGCAAGAAGCCGCATCGTTGTAGCAAGCACCGCCGCGAACCGCGTATCTTTTACCTGTTGTCGTGACATAGAAGTAGTCTTTATATCTTGTCGAAGATGAAGAACTT